AATCAATGAGATTAGAACAGGGTCGAAACCTGCTACTGGTGATGCTGCTGAACCACTGAAACCAGGATTTCCTGTTGAACCTGGATCTGTGTTCACTGTAGGTTGCTCTGTTAAGAACTCCCTTTCTTCTCTTAATGCTTTTTCTTGGTTTTCCAAGAGAACTGCAGTAACCATTCTACGATGGGGATCAGCAATTTTTTCCTGTCCCTCTGCATTTAGTAGTGGTGCCCACTTCTCTTGTAAAGCCTCTGTGTTAATAGGACCTTGCATTTGAAATTTTACCTTTTAAGTTTAGTTTGAATTTATGATATAAAAATCATTTTTTAGAAACTCTAGTCAGAGTCTTGAGATAAGCATCCATAGCTGGACTATGATTTGTGGTTTCAACTGGTGAACCTGCTTCCTCTGTTAGATTCTCTGTATTGTTTCTTTGAGCTTTCTTTGTAGGGAAATAAGATTCCTTCAAAGTTTCTAGCTTCTCACGGTATGCTGTTTCACTTTCAAACTCAACATTTTCTACTAAACCAGCCAACTTGTCCTTTTGTGTTTGGGCAAGTCCCTCAGTTACTTCTGCAAAAACTACATCGGAAACCGATTCGGCTAATCTCTTATTAAGAGCAATATTCTTTTCGATTTGCTCGTTGAGTTTACCTTCCATTTCATCAAGTTTATCTACCATGCTCTCGATGACATCATATTTTTCTTCAGGGATTGTTACATAATGTTCTTCAAAAAGACTCTTCATTCCAGATATGAATGATTCAGTCATTTCTTCTTTAAGACCAGACTCAACTGCGAGTTGATTTTCTGCGATCCACTCGTCAGCAACATACTCAAGGTATGAGTCTACACGATCTTTTAATTCTTCTTTTATAGAAGCAACTTCTTCTACGAGTTTTTCTTCGTAAGAAGCAGTTAATTCTTCTTGAATACCTTTTACTTTGGTATTGATAGCAGCTTCAAATATAGTTGCTGCTTTTTCTTTGAATTCTTCAGAAAGTTCTTCACCTGCAACAAGAGCATTGATATCATCCTCTACGGAATATTCAATTACTTCTTCTTCAGATGTTTCTTCTTCAGAAACCACCTCATCCGTTGTTGTTTCTTCTTCAGAAACTACTTCGTCAGTAACCTGTTCGTCTTCGGCAACAACATCACCTTCAACTTGATCCTCTTCCTTCATACCTGTAGGAGTAGGTTCAGCAGGTTTTGCACCTTTATTGACAATATCTTTGACTTGTTTTAAAGTCTTGCCAGGTTCTTTTAGTTTTGCCGAATCATCATCGGGCTTATAGTTTTGTGGAGTTGGGCCACCTAAATCCTCTACGCTACCAGTTTGACCAGGAGTTGTCCCAGAAAGACTTGGCATCGCATCAGCTTTAGCAGCGCCTTTAGTTACTGCGTTTTCCATTTCTTGTAAATTGCTACCAACGGACATTTTATAGTTAGATTTGTAAATTTAATCTGTATTTATTTATAGATCTTAAAGATTTGATAGAAAATCGTTGAATAAATTCAACTTTTGTTCTTCTAATTTTCTTTGATCTACAAGAGTATTGATTCTCTTTTGTGTTTTTTCTGCGAGTTGTTCACGAAGAATTCCTCCTTCCCAAATCCACTCTTTTCCTTCCATGATTCCAGACACAAATGCGTCAGGTGCAGAAGGATCGGCAACGATATCAGCAGCTGTTGCTAACATGAAATCTTCACCTACAACTTTGCATCCATGAAGGTCTTCTTTTAGTGAACCAACACCACGAGAAGATACTCCAAGAGTTACACCTTCACCGATAAGATTTTGTGCGATCTTACCCATAGGTGTAGAAAGAAGTTGTGCCTTTCCTTTAAAATTATTTCCCTCTTGAACAAGAGATGTAATTTTATGAGATACACGATCAAGGTTTACGGTAGGACCTTCGGGATGTCCGAGTTCACCTAATGCTCTACCTTTTTTAACAAAACTTTCATTGTATCTATTAACCTCTTTTGCAAGAGTATTAATTGGATACATTCTACCATTACGGTTTTTGATTTCACCTTGAAGGAATACACCTTCAATAAACATTTTTTTCTGAGCACCTTTACCTTCTACGATAAATTTAACTCTTGCTACTTCTTCCGTAATAAGTTTCATTAGAAATCTCCTGCTACTTGAACTTCTGTGATATGAGTTTTAGTTGAACCACCAGTTGCAACATCAACTAATATCACTCTTCTTAATTCACCAGTTATATCTCCAGTTGATTTGTCACTTGAACCAACACCGATAACAACTTTACCAGATCGACTACTTTCAAAACCTGATGTTCCATAATTTGCTGGAATAATTTGTGTGACTGAAGCAGATGTGGTATTAAAACCAGTTGTTCCAGTAACTTGAATAGTATCCCCTACAGCAAATGGTGATTCAATTCCAGATGGAAATGTGAAAGTAGTTGTTGCATTTCCTGTGGTTACACCAACTATATTTGAAGATGCTACGTATTCTTTAAAAACAACTGAAGTATCTGCAGCAACAAATAAACTACTATCAGAAGTTGCTTCAGCACCTGTTCCAACTTCTATGAAAGAATCTGCCACAGGTGTTACTCTGATATAACCTGATTTTAATGCTATTGTTCTACTATTACTTCCTGTTACGGAACCAAGTTTTTGTACGACCTTAAAAGCTGCCATTTTTTATAATCAACCTAATAGTGTTATTTATGCTTCCTCTTCTGTAGAATCTTCCACAGGTTCATCAGAAACTTCTGTATCTGCAATAGACGGATCAAATAATTGCGATGCAATATCTGGTCGTTGAGAAGTAATCCTCTCAGCAGCCTTTGCATATAATGTATCTTTGATCGAATCAGATATATCCGCTGCGGATTTATCGGTTGCAATCATATCAAGTAATTCATCCATATTTAATATTATGTTAAGATATCTTGACTATTTATATCTCCGCAGACTTAACATCTTTTTGAAATTCTGCATCAGTTAATTTACCTGCAGAATCATCAGGGTCTTCATCTGTTGGAACTTGACCTAAATCTAAATTTTCTCCATCTAATGGTTGACCTGTTATTGGATCAACTGCATTAGGATCTGGTATAGTTCCATCCGCAATTTCTTTTTTAATTAAATCATCTTGCTCTTCAATCTCTTGATCTGTCTGACGGAGAACTTTTGTTCTAACATAATGATTTGAAAAATACTTACCAATATATGGTTCAATTGTTGCTAAAGTTCCAAGTCTTTCATTCATTAATTCTGATTCTTTCAACTCAGCAAATTGATTATCATATAAGAAATCATATTGAATGTGATCACTTAAAGAATCCCAATCTTCTGGTGTAATTATATTCTTTAAAATTAATTGTGTTTTAAGTAAATTACTGAATAAATTTCCGAATCTTTTTCTAAGTCTTCCTACGAATTTTGCAAACTTTAATTCATCTCTTAATATCTCTGATGATCTTCCTAAATTAAATCCACCATCACTTGCAATTCTTGATTCTGGAACACCTAATGCACGATATAATTTTTTCTGGAAGTATTCAATATCTGTAAGTTCACCTAAGTTCTGTCCACCAGGTAATGTTGTGATTTCAGTTCCTCTTCCACCTTCTCTTCTTGGTAGCCAGAAATCTTCCATCATAGACATGAATTTACGATCATCTCTAACTTCACCAGTATTTGCATCGTAAACTAACTTATTACGATAACGACTCATTACTTCTTTCAAGTATTGTTCTGCTTTTACCTTTGGAAGATTACCAACATCAATATAAAATATTCTTCTTTCTGGTGCTCTTGATAATCTATAAATTACAAGACTATCCTCAATCATACGAAGTTGATTAAGTGCCTTGATTGCTTTATGTAAGTAAGATAAACAAGTTCCTTTATTACGATCAAATAATCCTGATGTTACATGACAAACTGAATCTTTTGCTATTTTAATTTGCCCCTTTCCACCTGCACCTGCAGCACTTGCATACATCGTTGTAGGATAGTTTGGTTTAGGTGTATAGATGTAATACTCATCTATCTCTGGATAATATGCTTTTTTAATTCCACCCTCTGCTAAAGGATCTAATGGTAAATTACCTTTATTGTTTGTCTTCTTTTCCTGTCTGACAAACTTAATTTTCATTGGATCAACATATCTGATCTCTTGGATACCATCTTGTGGTCTCTTGGTATCAATAACTTTTATGTAATATAATCTTCCATCTACATACCAATTCTTAAATATTTCATGAGACTTCTTATCAAAGTCCAGCATTTCCTTGATGCGAGTGAACTCTTCTCTAATTTTATCCTTTAGTTTATCAGTCGCATTTACATTTGATAATTCTATTTCTACAGGAGAATCATATAAATCACTTACTATACCTTCATTTACAACATCTTCAATCGCACCGTCACATTCTGGATGAAGTGCCATTTCACGATATCTTTTAATTAAATCATATTCTGTACGATATACACCTTCAATATCTACATATTGACCATAAAAACCAGATTGCACAAAATAGTCAACCCCGTCCTCGTTTGATCGAGGAACGGGTGAGACTACTGAATCGGGAGTATTTTCCGAATCATCAATTGAGAATCCAAAGAGTTTTGCCATCGTATAATTTTATTTCTTTTATTATAGCACTATTTATCAGTTTTAACTTATGCTCTCTCCTCCAGCATTTTCACCGACACCTTTGATTG